AGCACCGCCGATAGGAAGTCGTTCCTTGAAAACATGCCGTCGTTCCAATGCGCCGTCATAAATTAAGGTAGGCAGGGATAGGACGGCGGACTACCCTTTTCGGGTGCCCCCTAGCCTCCTTAAACCTAGTTAAAGCTTATTCATCATCCCATTCAGCAAGCACCTTACTAATATCCTTCTTGGGTGCAGGCTCCTCTTTCTTAGTGGCACGTTTGGTTGGTTCCGGTGCGTCCTCGACCACAACATTAGCAGTAGCAGGTGTAGCCATAGCTGCTGCAGGAGGTGTACCAATAATGTCTATCGCGTCATCCGGCACACCATCAGCTTGTGCAACCGTCATAGTAATCGCTTTGATAGCAGCGGCAGACTGACCCTTCTCAACTGCTTTGTTGAACTCAGAGGTCTCTAAGTAACGCACAGGTTTAAACGTTAGCTTGGGCGACTGACTGCTTGTATCAAAGCGCATCTCTGTAACCACGGCAGAGATTGGAATACCCTTGGTGCCAATCAAACGGGCATAGGTTTGTAACGGCCACTTTCCAGGCTCGCCTTCACCAAAGATAGACATGCTAGGAAGCGTAAGTTGATACACCTCACCGTCAAGATCATGTCCAAGCAACACAGCAATACGTTGCTGAAAGCGACAAGCCCGTGAGTTACCTACACCAGAACCTTGAATGTTTTGGGGGCAGTCTTTGCAGCTATTGGCTTGCTTGTCACGTGCCGTAGGATCAGGAACTTCACCGTCAGGAGACCAACAATTAGGGGCAGACACAGAACCTTTTTTGTATACCCCTGCATAAAATATACGGGATACTTTCGGGGCTGCGTTTACGATGACAATATTCATCGCACGATCTTCGTTCTTGGCAACTTCTTTTCCGTTCATCATCATACGGAAGACGCCGCCTTCAATCGAGATACGTGGCACACCGCCACCGCTACCCATCAACGAACGGGTCATATCATCAAGACCACCCAATGCGGCAAGGTGTGCGGGAAGGTTGCTACTTAGTACAGTTAATTCACTCATTACTTTCTCCGAATAGTGACAGCATACCGACTGTCGATGTTAAGACCAGGGGGAATAAGGTCAGGGTTTTCTTCAAGGAACACAGACATGTTGGTTTGAGCTATACGCTTTTCCAACAACTCCATCGCACCGTGCTCTTTCATGAAGTTATGAAACGAATGCCAATCGTTAGTCCAGTAGCGTTTGGCAACCCTGCGGCTGACCGTACCGTACTCAGTTTTGAATCCATCAGCACCCATCTGTTTGCAAACTTCAAGCAGTTCTGATTCGATGAGTTCAAGGCTTTCTTTGAGTTCACCGTCTTGCTGCTCGTACTGCTCTGCTATTTCTTTTCGCTTGTCACGTATCTTTATGTACGCCTTAACAAGCTTATCAGCTTTCACATCCATATTCACTCTCCTAGTTATTACAACTAAATATTAACAATATTAATTATCGGTGTCAAGCCTCCTTCATCAAATTTTCATACATGTCTACCAAGCGTGTATGGATGTCCACTTTGGACTGAAGCATCGCATACATTTTCTTCTCAACAGGCGAACCTTGGAGATGCACTACCGTGCAAGGGTTGCGTTGCCCTGCCCGATGCACACGTGCATTTGCCTGCAAATAAGTTTCTACGGACATCACTGGAGACCAATAGATAACAACGTTCGCTGCGTGTAGGGTCACACCATGCGAGGCTGCTTGTGGTTGGATGATGAGCACCTTGGGGTCGGGCTGCGTTTGAAATCGATTGAATATGTCTGTGCGTCTATTGACGTTTACGTCACCACTAACGATCTCTGCGGTGTAACCAGACTTGGTAAGTTCTTCATGGACAATATGTATAGCATGTCGGTACGGTATAAAAACAATCACCTTGTGACTTGCCTCATCGATGACTTCTTTCAACGCTTCAATACGATTAGACGCATCGAACGACACCACCTCACCACTATCCGAATAGACTGCACCACAAGATAATTGCAGAAGCTTATTCAGGTTGGCTGCTGCGTTGACCGTTGTGATCTCTTCACCTGCTGCCACCGTTGTCATGTGTTTGCGAATGTGCTCGTAGTACTGCATCTGCTGTTTGGTCAGCGGCACATCACGCGTTACGTACGTCATGTCAGGAAGATCTAAGCACTGCTCTTTAGTGAAACGTATTGCTGGTTGCAGTATTTGATGGACTATCTCTTCGGCACGTGGCTTTGGCACCCACTTGAAGGTCGTTACCTTTTGCATCACTTGGTCCTTGAAAGAACCAAAGAAGCGTGGCACGCCAGAAGGGTTGATGATCCGCGCAAGTCCGTATGCGTCTGTGGGTGCCTGTGCTGCGGGGGTTCCCGTTAGCATCCAGATCCAGGTCTCCGGTTTGATGACTGATTGAAGTGCTTTCCATCGCTTTGTATTCACCGTCTTATATGCGTTTGCTTCGTCGATAACAATTAGATCAAACGTGTTTTCTTTAACTACTTCCTTGATGATCTCAAGTCCGTCGAAGTTGCAGATTACAAAATCTGAATCGGTTTTGACTGCCTCAATTCGTTTCTTCCTGTCATAACTGTGTGCCACTGTCACCGTGCGGTGCATTGCAAACTTGAACAGATCGTTCACCCAAGCTGACTGCATAATGGACAGCGGGCACAGCACAAGAACTCTACGGATCATGCCGAGGTTGAGCAGATAGTCTGCCGCCCAGATCACACTGCCCGTCTTACCCGTGCCTTGCTCGTTAAAACAAAAGGCTCGTCGATGCAGTGTTAAGAACTCTGCAGTTGTCCGTTGATGTGCAAACGGTTTATGAAGTCCAGGCCACTCATACTGTGCAGCAATCGGGGAAGGGACGTTCTTGATCCTTAAGTTCTTTAAGACTTGTGCTTCTTCTAGCCCCCATTTAACAAGCACCTCACCACTGTCTAACATCTTACTTTTTGGAATGACCGTCGTTATACGGTTCGGATGCTTTACGCGTAGCAACAACGCTTTGTTTTCAAGGATTTGCATAGTATCTACGGTACAGGCTGTTAACCGCACCTTGACGGGTTTTGCGAAGTTCTCCTTCTCTTAGTATGAGTCCCTTCTTAACGACTGCTGCAACCCATCCTTCACTAACATTTTTTTCTTCTTTACCTATAAGCGTGTATCTTTTTTCTATACCTACATCTAACCGCTTACCTTCTATTTTTAATAAAGCATCGAACTCATCTTCTTTTACTAACGCTTTCATATTCACTCTCCATGACACCAACAGGCCGAAAGTGAAATTTTCACTCCGGCCCACCCAAAAAACTTGTACTGCGGTACTACTTACGTTCGCGCTTGCTTGTCTCTGAGACTAGCTTACCCGATGAATTTCTTTTGAACGATCTATTCGTTGAAGCTGATGTTACGCTATATCCATCTTTATTACTACCCCCTTTGCTGAGGGCACGTTTGTGTGCAATGTCTTTGCCTTCGCGGGTATCGGCTTTGCCATTACCGTTATTATCTTTACCGTTCTTATCAACTGCTCGTCGTGCTCGTTGTCGTTCCATGCGATCAGCATGCTCACCACGCTTCAGTTGCATCTGGTATTCGTGCTTGTAAGGCCGAGGACTCTTTGTATAGGGCATAGTATTTCTCCCGCTCTATCTGGTACTTCTTGGTGCCAAGACTAAAGATCTTTATGACTTCGACCCCAGGATGATCTTCGGCAAACCAAGACTTCACCATGTACACCTTGGGAGCGATATAACTATAAACCGCTGCCTCCTTTCCTGGCGTACTTGATTTGGCTAGCACCATGACTTGGTGCATGTACCGCTCAATGATGTCGTCCATTATGGGGGCAGCTAGTCACAGCGCAGTATTGTTTGCAGGAGAAGTTAGGACGTGCGTTCCACACATCGTTTTGGTACGCCGCAGTCAACTGTGCCGTGTCTTCCATCCATTTTACCCAGTGAACCTGCTGTGCGCTAGTGTCGTATTCAACCTTTACAAAGTCGTTTGCCACCACAAAGAGCAGTCCCGCTTTGACTCGTTTGATCTTGGGGAAGTGTGCAAAGAGTGCCAGAGATAGGATCTCAAGCTGCTTGGTATCCGCATACTTGGAGGAAGCTCCGGTCTTGTAGTCCACGAGGAATGCTTTGTCGTCCTTTAGAATAACGAGGTCAGCTACACCACGCCACCAAACATCTTTGGAGAAGAAGTCACACGGCTTCAAATCCTGAGTCAATCCCATCCGATATTCGCACAGATACTCACCCCCGATAGCCTTCAGCTTTTCGAGTGGCTCTTCCATAAACTTATATTGGGCAGGCAGTGGCACATCGTTCTTGATGTAAAACTCCGCAGCCTCATGCACAAGCTTGCCGTAGGTCAGGTGCTTGGTCTCAGGCTCTTTGAAATCCTTCGCCACCCGCAGGTGATAGTACTTCTTGGGGCACTGTTGGAATAGCGAAAGAGAGGAGTAAGACCAAGCAGCCATATCATTTCTCGACGTAGCTAAGCAGTGCAATCTGTAATTGCCTTACATCAGCAACAAGTTCATTCACGGTGAGGAGCGCATCCTCATACTTCTTATCATTTGCGGCTTCATAGATCTGCCTAAGATGTTCCCGTGCATTTAAATAAAACGGGGAAAAATCAACAGTCTCCGTAACTCTCGCCATATCCTGCCTCACAGTTAAGGGGTAAATCGATGCACCACTGGGGGCGTGTTCGCATGCACTGTTCGACATACGCTTTCGCTTCCTCAGCTTCTTCCTTCGGTGCAATACAAGCAACTGCGTCATGAACCGTCAGCACCACCTTGTAACGTTTGGCAATCAAAATCATCTGCTCGGCA